CCTCGGTATAGGTCCTGACCGTCGTGCCGTAGCTGACGCCCTGGAGCAGCACCGCCTTGCAGATCGGCTTGACGAGCGTCACCGTCGCATCAACCGCAGCCCCGGAGCGGATGAGCGGCGTCACTTCGAACTCGGGCGTCACGCCTGAGCCATTGGCCGTCGCTGCTTCAACCACCCGGTGGAGGGCATATCGCGTCGGGCTGCTGCCGTAGGTGAACGAGAGCATGTCGCCGACCGAGATCACATAGCTAGCTGGCAGGCCCTTGAGGCTCAGCTGCCGGTTGTCCACGTTAAGCGAGTTGATCAGCACTGTGTTCGCGCCGAGCGTTGAGCCGGTCGGATCTAGCTTCGGGCCGACGCGCCGAGGATCGCGGGCGAGGAACGATGAGCCAGGCCGCTTGAGAACGCTCACCAGCGCCTCGATCGCCTGCGCGTCAGCATGGGTGCGAGGAACAAGGTTGAGCGTCCCGCGCCACAGCGAGGCGCCCAGAGATGCCTTGAGGATCGTGCCGTCGGCCATCTGGCTCGTCTCAATGGGCAGCGTGTCCTCGAAGGTGCAGGATGCCACACCGAGCGTGTCGTAGAACGCCGCAAGCGAGAGCGGGAATGTGAGCGCAGTCATCCGACCCTCCGAGGATCAGCCGCGACGCGGCGCTGCGTGGCCGGCGCGACGAGACGATCATACTGCTGGATGCCAGCCTGCACCACCTGGACGGCGACGCCCTGCGCCTCTGTCCGCACGCGCGTTGCGAAGCCCGGCGCCTCCTCGACGATCACGCGCACCATCCCAGCCGCTCCGCCGCGCGTGTGGTCGATCACCGTCTCGTTAGGGTGAAGGATAGCCGGGAAGCCACCTCGGCCGTCTATGCCCCCACTGCGAGGTCCTGAGCCGGTAAAACCGCCGCCTTCCATCGATGGCGTGCGGAAGAAGCTGAAGCCGCCGAACAGCGACATGAACGCGCGCTCGGCGAACATCGCAGCCATTGACGCAGCCAGTTGGCTTAGAGCCTGCTTCGCCGTTGTTGCTCCAGTCACGAAGTTGACGAACGCGTTCTTCGCCGCCACGCCTATGCTGTTGAGCGATGTCTCGACATCGGCGGCATCATCTCCAACGCCTTGCAGCGCAGAGGAGACGGTGCGCGCTGCGGCTGCGGTATCTTGCAGCGGCTTGGTCAGCCCCTCTGGCCGCATCGGCGGTATCAAGATGCCGCCCGGAGGCTGGAAGCCCGGCGACGGATCGGCCGGCGAAAAGCCCGCCGGGTTCTCCATCAACGCGCGGTCGATGGCCTGTTGCATCCGCGCGTTGAAAGCCTCCTCGAGCGTCATGGAACCGGGGGGGCCTAGTGACGGAGGCCCGTCGATCACTGTCGTCGGAAGCGTGGCGGGCGGGCGGTTCTGAAATAGCCGATTGGCCGCCGCATCAAGATCGCCGCTCATCCTGTTGAACTCGATGATCGGCTCGAAGAAGCTGCGAACGGCAGAGGTGAGATTGGCGATCTGCTCGGTCACAGTCACAAGGATCGGTCCGAGTTCAATGATCGCCGTCTTAAGGTTCTGCCCGATGACGGTAGTCATCAGGTCAAACTGCGCGTTTGCTTCCTTGGCCTTCGCGATCGCCTGCTCATCAAGGATGATTCCCATCTCGCGGGCTTTGTCGATCATCTCCTGCATGGCCGCGGCGTTGTTTTCAAACGCGCCGACGAGGATCGTGGCGTCGTTGGCGAGCGCCTCCATGTAGAAGGTCATGTCGTCCTGAGCAACATTGGCACGCCGCAGCGCGTCGATATACGCGCCCAGCTTCTGCTCCGAGGACAGATCCGCAAACTGAGCGGCAGTCAGCCCGACTTGCGGCGCGATCTTCTCGAAGAAGTCAGCAAGCGGCCCGGCGCCGGTCTGCATGTAGTCGCCGAACTTGTCGTTCACATCCTTCAGGATGTCGGCCAGCTTGTCCTGCTCAACTCCGAACTGCCGCACACCAATTGCGAGTTCTTGAAACCGCTCGACGCTGATGCCGGCCAGCTTCGACAGGTTGTCGAGTTGCGCTGTAGCCCGTAGCGTATCTCGCACCAAGCCGATCGTCAGAGCGCCGCCGACCGTGATCGCGACGTTGCGGGCGAAGTCCTTCAGCTTCCCTTGGGTGGCGCCAATAGCCCGATCTAGCTGCCCGGTGTCAGCGCCTATGCGAACTCGGAGATCGGGGAGCGCCATTCGTCTGTTCCATCCACTCTAGCAGTTCTTGCGCCTCGGTCTCGCTTAGGCCCCGCTTCGTCTTCTTCGGCGCCAGCGTTTCCAGTAACCACCAGAAGTGCCGCGGGCGCATGTTCCAGAACTCACTCGGCGCCAAGTGTAGCCCTGTGACCGCCACCTGATAAGCGGTCTTTACGAAGCGGTCTCCTTTTTTCCCTCTTCTCCCCCGGCGTCAAAGGCGCCGTCCATCAGCATCACCGTCAGCATCGTGATCGCTTGGCCCGCAGATCCATTCGCCTTGCCCGCGCGCATCTCGGCCATGAAGTGCTTCCAGATTTCCTGATCTGTCACCTTCGCGCCGGCGAAGCGGAGCATCGTGCCGTAGACCCGCGCGATCTTGTGGAAGTTCGGACGCATCGCCAGATCGGGGAGATCGGTGATCGGGATGATGTCCTCGACCTGCTCCCCGATCTGGAACGCCTTATCCTCAGGGATCACATACTCCCTGCCTTGCCACTCCAGCGTGATCTGCATCAGTCGGCCGTGAAGGTGACGGTGCCGCTCGACTGGATGTTGGCCGTGAAGGTGACCGCATCCGCCATCTGGCCCGTGATCGCGAAGCTGCTGAGGAACCAGTCGCCGCTGAAGTCGCCGATCCCGTTGACCTCGACAGTGTAGGCCGCGAGCAGACCAGACCCGGAGCCGACCGCAACCGCGATCAACGTGCCATCCGTCAGCACGCCCTCAACGTCTGCATCGACCGAGCGCGCGCCGACCTCGGCGAGCATCGTGCGCCAGCCAGCATCGGTGATGTCGGTGATGTCGATCGGCGTGTTGTTGATCGTCAGGTTGGTCGTGCGAGCGCCGGCCACAGCCGTGCCGCCCTTCTTCATAATCATCTGCCGTCCAGATTGAGCAGCCATTTACGCCTCCTAAGCGGTGATCGGGCCGACGGTGTTGCTGATGCCGACGACCGAGCCGAACGTCTCCGTCGCGGTGACCAGGCAGCGGATGGTGGCCCCCACATCGCCCGCCTGTAGAACATAGGTTGCAGAGGTGGCCCCGGAGATGTTGCCGAAGCCCGCGCCGGTGTCGCGCTGCCACTGCCGCGTGTAGCTTGGCGACCCGGTCCACGTCCCATTCGAGACCGTCAGCGTCTGGCCCTGCTGCGTCGTGCCGGTGATCGCAGGCGCCACGGTCGGGATCAGGAAGCCCAGCAGCTCGCCGCTCTCGAGCGTCCCGGTGAACGTCACCGCGTCGGCCATCTGCCCCGTCAGCGCCACGTTGGTCAGGAAGAAGTCCCCGGCGATGAGGCCGATGTTCTCGATCTCGACGCTGTGATCTGCAAGCAGGCTCGACCCCGCGCCGACCGAGACAGTCAGCAGCGCATCCGTGGTCAGCACGCCCTCGACATCCGCGGTGATCGTCCGCGACCCGGCCTCGGCTAGGAGCGTGCGCCAGCCGGCATCGTCCTTGTCGGTCACGTCGATCGCCTGCGCCGCGATGGCGAGGTTGTCCGTGCGCGCGCCAGCGACCGGCACTGCCGACATGCCGGAGAGTTGCCTAATCCTGATCTTGCGTCCTGATTTCGCCATGACATCCTCGCTCGCCGAGTTATAGCACGAGCCTTAGCCCAAGTATAGAACGCGGAACAGCATCACCGCATGGGTCGTCTTGCCGTCCGGGTCGTCGATGATCGTCACGCTCTCGAGGTCGGTGTCGATGTGCGTTGTCCCGGTGATGCTCAGAGGCTGATGCCGGAGCCGCGTGTCGATTGCGTCGCAGATCTCCTTGAGGTCGAGCATTGACCGCTTGCGCGCCCAGACATCAAGCTGCACGATCACGTCCCCGCCATCGACCGACTTGGTGTCATATGGGCCGAGCGTGTCCTGGCCGAACGAGACGAAAGGAAAATACTTGTCCGCGCCGCTGTCGATCTGCTGCGGAACGGTCGTGAAGATCGAAGGCGAATATTCCGCGCTCAACAGGCTCGTCACCGAGGCATCGTTGATGCGCGTGTAGATCGCCTGCTGGAGCGCCTTCATTCTCATAGCGCGGCCTTCCTGATCGCCTCACGGATGCGGTCGTTGAACTTGGCGCGGTTCTCCTGCACCGAGGGCACCCATGCCGGGCGCGGGCGCATCTTCATCGTGCCGAACTCGAGATAGTAGGCATACGCCAGGCTGCTGCCGACTGTCGCGCTCATCCTGCCGCGGCGGTAGTAGATCGACGAGACGAGGCGCCCTGTGTCGGTTGCGGGCGGCTGGCCCGGCGCCGAGGCGCGATGCACACGATTGGGCCGGGTCTTGTTGTAGACCTCGCCCGTCTTTGGCCCGCGCTGGATCTTCTTCTTCACCGTCCGATCGACATCAAGCGCCGTCGCGTTGATCGCGCGATCAAGAAGCCGCTCGAACTTCGCGCCATACCGCCGCAGCGCAGCGCGGACCTCGGCCTCGTTCTCGACCTCCATCCGCACGGTCATGTCGCCACCCCGCGCTCGACTTCGATCTCGAGCCACTTGTCGGCGAACTCGACGTTGTTGATGAAGCGGATGTTGTGCCGAACGCCACGGATCAGGACCGCATCGCGCTCGCTGATCTTGTCGGTGTATCGCACAGTGACACGCAGCCGCGCCGTGCCCTCGACGCGATCCGCGCCAAACCGCTCGCCGCCGCTTGATGACCTGACATGCCCGCGCTCAGGCGAGCCGACGATCTTCGCCCAGGTCTCCGTGAAGCCGCCAGCACTATCCGACGCACGCGTGACCCGCTGGAACGTGAGCGGCTCCTTGAGCATCCCGGCGTTGTAGTCGCAGCACTTCATGTCGGGATCACCTCCACGCCCTCGAATGCGACGCAGACATCGATCGTCCCAGAGTCCGACTTGCCGAGGAAGCCGTAATCCGTCAGCGCCGGCAGCCTGATCGGAGGATCGTAGACAAAATCGTTCACGCCCTCGACTGTCGGAAACTCCTCAAGCAGAAGCATCCCGCTGTAGGGCGCCGCGGTTTGAAGGATGTTCTCGCGCTTGAACATCACGAGGTTGGACTTGTTCCCCGCCCCGACCTGCACACGGACGTTGCTGATGAGCAGCGTGCGATTGCGCGGAACGCTGAACGCGCCGATCTCGGCCTCGCCGCGCGGGATGTCGGTATCAGGAATTGTCGCCCAATCCGTCCCGCCCGCGCCGTTCTCGATCACGATCGACGCGGCATGAGACTGCGCTGACTGCGTGGCGTATGTCCCAGAAGCCGAGACAAAGGCCTCAAACAGCCGGATGAACTGCTTCGTCGTGGGGCTGCTTGCCGATGCGCCAGCCGTCGCCACCGTGTCCGAGATGAGATCGCCGTTGGCATCAAGGCCGATCAGCGTCACCGCCCGCGCGCCGGTGCCCGCTGCGGTGTCGTTTGCGTTGCCGCCCGACTTGACCCTGAGCGTCGTAGCAGAGCCGACCTGCGGCGTGCGGTAGATCCCGCCCCGCGCGATAGGCGCAAATGTCGCGCCGACCGCAGTGTTGCGGCCGAACTGACGCACGACGCGGCCGCCAGGGATGCCCCGCGCGATGTCGAGCGTCGTCGGAAAACTCATATCCGCGTCACCTTGTATTCGCCGACGGCAGACTGCGCGCCAGACTTCTGCATCGCCTCGACAGGATCGCACCCGTCCCCGCGATGGGCGTAGAGGTATGCGGCAAGAGACCGCACCGCACGGCGCAGCGTCCGGGGAACACTCGCAGCCGTCGAGCCATAGCCCGAGGTGTAGACGATCTGGATGGCGTTGGTCGGGCGCAGAGCGATCGGCCAGGTGGCGCCGAACTTGAGGCCCATGCGCCCCGGCATCTGCTGCGTGTCGATGTCGAAGGTGTTGGCGATCGTCACCGCTGCCGAGTTGCTGTCCTCGTCAAACACCGTCACGCTGTCCACCGAGATCAGCGGATAGACCGGCAGCTTGACCCATGCCGCGCCACGAGGCCCGTAAAGCATCGACGGATGCCCTTCACGAACTCCGTCCCACCACTGCGAAGATCCGGCAGGCCATTGGTCGATCGTCATGCGCCACTGTTGAGAAATCAAGGCCAGCCCACTCGACTGCTCGATCTGCTCCCGCGCCTCGGCGAGGAGGTCATAGAGGATGTCGTCGTCGCCGCTGTCGGTGATCGCAAGATGCGTCTTCAACTCCGCGATCGTGACCGGCTCGACGGCAGGCTGCACGATGCGGACGTTGCCGCGCTGCTGATAGAGCGAGACGGGTTCACGCAGCGCCATCACTTCCTCCGCTTGGTCTCTTTGACCGCTACGACCTTCCGCTCCTCGACGGGATCGAACATCCGGCAGGCGGCATGGCACTCGAGCGCCGCCTCAGCGATCTTTCCCTCGACGATAGTGCCTTCGGGATAGGTGATGATCGTATGCCCCTCTGGCGCCATGCGGAAGCCTTGGGGAGCCGTGATCTTCGCGCGCATCAATCCCTCCTGATCTTAGTGACGCAGCCGAGCGAACCCGGCTGCGCTAGAAGATCAGGTAGCAGTCACAGCCGTGCCGACGAAGGTCGTCTCGGCGCGGTGCGGCTTGTTGAGGATCGCGTAGACATCAACCGTCGCATCCGAGCCGGTCGTGCCGACCGCGTTGAGGCGGACGTAACGCTTCGACCCTTTGTAGCCGATGCCGCCGATCACCTTGTTGTCGTCCGCATCCGCGGTGACAGTCAGGGCGATGACGCCATCAACAGAGTCCGCAGCGACGATCGCAGCCGCCGAAGAAGCGGTGGTCGCGTCGCTGTGCTGCGCCGTGACGGTGAAGCCCGAAGCAGTGCCGGCGTCGGTCACGGTGTTGGTCTTCAGGACGAGTGTGCAGGCATCGAAGCCGCGCGTGTCGACCCAGCTAGAAGCCGCAGGCGTCTCACCCGAGAGCGTCACGGCCCCGAGGAAAACGACCTGCTTGTTGTTGATCATGTCACGCATTCTAGAACTCCTTCTCTCTGCGTGGTGGACGGGGCGGCAGGATCACCGCCCCGCTTAGGCTCACGCGGTGAACTCGATCAGCTTGATAGCCTCGAAGTTGACCACATCGCCGCCGACGCGCTTCGTCGTGTAGAACTCGACGTAGGGCTTCGACGAGAACGGATCGCGCAGCGTGCGGATGCCGATCCGATCGACGATCTGATAGGCCTCGCGCATGTCGCCAACCGCGATCGACAGGCTGTCCGTCGCCGGATCAGGCATGTCCTCGAACGACGCGACCGGGTAGCCGAGCAGCGTCGCGGGCTGGCCCGCTGCGATGCCGGGCGACCAGACATAGGCGCCGTCGGTGTCCTTCAGCTTGCGCGTCAGGGTGGTCGTGGCGCGGTTCATGAACCACGTCGCGTTCGCGCGATACTGAGCCTTGAGGCCGTAGAGCGCGTTGATGAGAACATCACCACCGTTCGGAGCAGCGGCAAATGCGCCGTTGACGCCGGTGATGAAGCGCTCGATCGTGCCAGGCAGCGTGGTGCCGCTGGCGTAGGTCAGGAAGCCGCGCGGACGATTGATGCCCGAGCCGGTGACAAACGCGGTCGCTTCGTCGCGGGCGAACTTCTCCGCGACCTTGCCGGCGAGCCACGCTTCCATGTTGATCTCGGCGTCGTCGAGCAGCTTCTGAGTAGCCGTCGGCTTCGCGTAGAGTTCATGGGTCGGAATGCGCCACTTGCCAAGCTGCGGCGTGTTGGTCTCGGTGCGGCTGTCGGTTTCGCCGACCCAGCCCGAGGACGCCTCGTTGAGGTCGAACAGACCCTCGAGCGCGTCGGTCGAGATCACCTGCACCGAGGCATAGGCGCGCATCGGCGAGGTCTCGAACACCTTCATCACGATCCGCCCGGAGAGGTCCGGGTTGACCACATAGCCGCCATCGGGATCGGTGCCGACCGAGAGAGCCTTGATCTCGTCCGACGACAGAGCCTGATCGCCCTTCCGCATGTAGGTCTGGAAGGCCGACTTGTAGGCGTCGAGCTGCGCGTTGCCAAAGTCATGCACGTCGGTGCCGCGGCGACGCATGTTGTTGCGCGCCCAGGCCAGTGCCTTGGCATCGAGATCGACGACATCGCCCGACGCATCGGTGACGACGCGCGAAGCACGCTTCGCAGCGAGAACCGCCTCGTCGGCGATCTTCTGCGCGGCGTCCATGTCCGCTTCGATCTTCTTCAGCTTCGCCTCGAGAACGGCGTCGTGCTTCTGCTGGTTCGCGTCGTGGGTCTGCTTGAACTCCTCGAACGCCTTATTGATCTGCTCGACCGCAGCGACGGCCGCTTTGATTTCCTCAGCCATTGATCGTCTCCTTGAGTTTGCTGAGTTGCGACAAAAGGGCTGAAAGCCCCGATGAAGCCTCGTCATCAGCATCCCGCTGGTTGGCGATGGCTTTGAAGCCGTGCGAGGTGATCGCAGCGGCCTCCTTGCGGCTGTATCCTGCATCCCGCAGGAACGCCTCAAACTCTCGCTCGGTCGTGATCGACTTGACCGCCGTCACCTTGGCATCCGGCAGCATCGGGAAGGTGACGAGCGATACCTCGAACAGATCGACCTCCGTCAGCTTGCGAACCCGGCCATTCGCCTCCGGCACCGCCTCGATCGTCCGATAGCCGATGGACATGCTGTCGATGGCCCCAGCCTTGAGCAGCGCCATAGCCTCACGGCCCTTCTGCACGTCCTTGAGCAGCCGGCCCTTGACGTAGAGGCCGCGCTCGTCCTCGCGGATCTCGTCCCAGATGCCGATCGGCTCGGCCATGTTGTGCTGCCAGAGCATCTTCACCTTGCGCCCGGAGCCGAGAGACTTGGCGAAGGCGCCGCGCTCGACGACATCCATGCCCTGATCGACGACGCCGAAGACGCTGGCGTAGCCCTCGAAGATCCCGTCCTCGTCAGGCTCGCGCTTGATCTCGAGCGCCACGTTGAACCGCTGCATCTCGCTCATCTGCTTCTCATCCTCTTGCCGCCCGATCCGCTCTGCCCATGTGCGCCCCGGATCACCGCCCCACAAGTCCCACGCGATCCGCCACGCGCCAGGCCCGCCGTCCGGCTCCTTTGCGTCGTATTGCTCAGAGCGCAGCGCGCCGTGCCGAGCGAAGAACGACCGCATCCGAGCCACCGTCTCGGCCGAAAGGTTGGCGCGGTTTGCGATGTCCCTCGCTCGCGCTACGCCGACCTCCGTGCCGCCTCGACCGTATTCCCGACGCCACTCAAGGGCACGCTCTGCCACCCTCGCCATAGCCTCGGTCGGCTGATACCCGTCTTGCTTGCCCTCCCAGAACGAGACGCAGACAGCGTATCGCTGCGCCTCGTCCGGGAAGTCGTCCACGGCTTCTGCGTCGCCCATGCAACGACCTAGAAACTCGTCCCGACCTTCATCTGCAAACGGTGTCGGCATCTTTGCCCCGATTGTCCCTGCCCGGTTATATCACAGCCGGGAACATGCCGCTAGTCATCGACGATGTAGCCCACGGCGCAGCGGCAGTTGATGGTTTCGTCGGGTGGTCCATCAGGATCGCCGGGGAACATTAGCCGCGCACCACCGACGCGGAAGGCGCTGTCCATCGGGACGATCTGCCCATTGGCCCTGTCGTGGGTAGGTCTGGTTCTGCTGTCTTCGGCCGAGATCCACTCTTTCGATAGAGGGAGGCCGGTCTCCTTCGCTGCCGCCTGGCTGCCGTAATTCGCCGCCGAATGCGTCTCCGTTCTTGCGATCGTAACTGCCCTGATAATCGATACCTGTCGTGCTTGGTCCAAGATCCGGTCTGCAATAGTCGGGACAGCCTCGCCTTCCTCATATCCCCTCCGCACTGCCGAGACGATGCGATTGCGGGTCGTTTCGCTGACGCTAGTGATCCGCTGTCGGATAGTCTCGTTGGAAATGTAGCGCAGAGCAAGCAGGGTCATCGTCTGGGCGAAGTCTTTCGTCTCGAGCCTGTGGCCGAGCGACTTGCCCTGCTCGACGATGCGGCTGCCGAAGGTCACCATGCTCGCGATCGCCATCGACTGGTAGATCTCCGTCAGCCGCTCAAGGTGGGCGGCGTCGGGCGGCACCTCGCCAGTGAAGCGATAGACCTCGACCATCTCGCGGATGGCGCGGTCGATCTCGCTGGCGATGCGCGAGCGGAACTCTCGCTCAAGCCGATCAAGCAGCCGGTTCTGGCGCCGCAGTTCGCGCGAGCGGTTACGATCGAGGAGGCGTCTTGCCACTTGCCGTCTCCAGCCCATAGGCAAGCGCCTTTAGATCTGTCACGAGAGGCTCGGTCGCCATGCCGAGGCTGATCTCGGTGGACGGCACGAGCAGGACATCGCCGCCCTCGATTGGTTCAAACCCCTTCATGGCGCGGCGCTCGTTGATCGTCAGGTCTTTGGATGCGTCGGCCATCTGCCAGAGCGCCATCCGCTTGTCGACGATCGCCGGCACCTGGTCCATGTCCGGGCGCAACTCGACGCCGAAGGACTCGCCGAGCCAGGCGTTCCAGTCGCCCGCGATCATGTCCACCAGCGGGACGATCGTGTCTTCCCAGAAGGCCAGCCGCGCCTCCTGGTAGTTCGAGTAGGTGTTGTCTCCGGGGATGCCGAGAAGCTGCGGAGGCACGCCAAACGCGAGCGCGATGTCGCGGGCTGAGGAAGACTTGGCCTCGATCACGCCCATGTCAGCAGGCGAGAGGCCCATCTGCTCCCAGCTTAGGCCGCCCTCGAGCAGCATCGGACGACCGGCGTTGCGGGCGCCGGCGTATTGCTCCTCGATCTGCGCCTTAAGCCGGTTGAAGTTGTCGCTAGACAACTCCTGCCCGTCCTTCGTCGTCAAGGCACCAGACGGCCGCGCCGAGTTCTGGAGCAGCGCCTGCATCCACGCCATCGCCTCGTTGTGCTGGTCGATTGCGTAGGACGCCGCCTCGACCGGGCTGAGGCCATACCAGTCGTGCGAGGGGTTGAACATCTTCAGGTGGCGCACGTCGCTGTCGAGCGTCTGCGGATCGACGGGGAACGTCACCTTCTGGTTGTTTGCGGTGTAGATGTAGGACTGCGGATAGCCCGACGGGCCGGGGACGATCTTCATGCGGTCAGGGCGAAGCTGGTAGAGTTCGCGCGGCTGCCCGCCGACGACCACCCGCTCCTCGTAGCCGTTCCCTGCGATCAGGAGATAGGACACCTTCGCCCGCATGTAGCCGGCGCCCGACTGCATCGGGTTGGGGTTCTCGATGAGTTGCAGCAGCGGATGCTCGATCAACTCCGTTTCGCCGCGAAAGATCGTCCACCGAACCGAGGCCACGGCGTCCGCGATCTTGTTGATCGCCTGAAACGCGATCACGTTCTTGCGATAGGCTTCGTCGGCGAATTGCTTGTAGTCTCTCTCGGACCAAGCCGGGTGGCCTGGCGTCATCACGAGCGCGCCACCCACGGCGCTTTCCTTCACGGCGTCGCGCCGGAATAGGCGGGAGAAGATCATCGCAAGCGTCCTTGCAAGACTGCGCTGAGGCAAAGTAGCATATCACGCCCCCTCGTGCTATAGGGCGCGGATGTTAGGCCGGCCAGTGGTCGAGAAGGCAAGATCCGTCACGGCCCAGACCATCGCATCAAGCCGGTCGGGCGATCCGTCGCCCATGAAGCCCTGCGCCGTCATCTGCATCATCTGATCCTCGAGCCGCGGCATCTGCGCTGCGTGCGTCACTCGGCCCTGCTCGTAGAGCGCAGCGATCGGCTCGGCGCGGACGGCCTTGCCCTTTGATGCGGTGACCATCTCGACGTTGGCGAAGCGGTCCGAGGTCTTGATGATGCTCTCGACCATATCCCCGCCGAAGTTGCGCTCGGCCACGATCTTGTCGGCCTTGTGGTGGTGGTAGCGTTCAATCACCATCCGACCCCAGCCAGCCGGGCCGAGGCTGCACGACGCATCCTCAAGGATGTAGAACCGCCCATCGATCCCCTTGCCTGCCACAACGATGCCGATCTCGTCTCCGCCGCCTGACGGGTCAACGCCCACGACGATCCGCTGCATCTGCGGCGCTTGTCCGCGAAGGATCATCTCGCGCGTCCAGATCGCGCCGTCGATGTCCTCGAGGATCTCGGCGAACAACTCCTGCCGGCCGAGGCGGGTGCCCTCGTATTTGTCGCGCAGAGCAGCGAGCGCGGTTGGCGCCAGGTTGGCCGCGTTGTCGAATGTCGAGCCGCGAGTGACAATCGTGCCGAGGCCATTGAGCAAATCACGGATGACCTTCGTCGGGCGGGGCGTCGTCGTTGCGACAAGCTGCGGGTTTTCCCCTAGGCGCAGACCGAAGGCCAGTTGATCGAAGGCCTCGGGATAGGTCCAGGCTGCCAACTCATCGCACCACGCTCGATGGAACTGCGGCCCGCGCAGACGATCAGGTGTGTCGGCTGAGAAGCCGCGGATCAGCGCGCCGTTGGTGAGCCTGATCTCCTGCCGGCTGCGGTTGTATTCGGCGACGAGTTCATGCGGGATGCACGCCATGAGGCCTGAGACGCCCTCGAAGCATGTGCCCCTAACGTCGTTGAACGTCGGCGCCACGACGGCGATCTGCGCGTTGGGATTGCAGGCGGCATACCATGCGACATCTTCAGCACCCGTGCGGGTCTTGCCGAAGCCACGACCTGCAAGGACGAGCCACGCGCGCCAGTCGCCCTTAGGCGTGATCTGGTTGGGCCGGGCCTGGGAGAGCCACTTGGTCCGCGCTATCGCTGTCGGCGATCTTTGCAGCGAGGACATCAAGTGCTTGTCGAAGATCATCGGTCATCTCCTGCGTGATCTTGACCGCGCCGCCGTCGGCCCCGGTGATCTCGGTGCGGTTGGTCTCGCGCCAGCCTGCCTGCGTCTTGAGGAAGAAGATCATGCACGCTGTGTCGCCCTTGCGAGCCTTGTCGATCAGGTTCGATGCAACGGCACCGATCGCCCGAGCCTTGCCTCTTTTATACCGCAAGGCCGCTTCCTCGTCGCGATCTAAGATCGCGGCTAGGGTTGGGCGGCTGATGCCGAGATAGTCGGCGATCTGGTCTTGCGTGAGATACTGAGCGAGCGCCTCAAGCTGGACGCGCTCGTCGCTGGTAAGGACGCGGGTTACCATTATGCGGCCTCTCCTGATGATGGAGCGTGCGGGTCAGTGCTGCCCTGCCGCTGTGCCGACTGGTCGTCGGTCATCGCCTGCTTCGCACGCTTGGGATATGGCTTCGCGAGCGGAAGTATGCGCGCCCGCATGTCGTCGTCAAGTGGCATGAGGTAGCGGTGCTTGCCGGGCGTCGTGACAATCTTGCATTCACTTGGGCGCACCGTCTTGCGCTTTGCTCCCTGCTGAATGTTCCAGCCCTTCTCACTAACTTGCCTACTGTGTAGTCGCTTGTCGTTGTGCCAGTATTCTTTCCCGCTTGCTGTGTTGCCGACAAAGACCCAGTTGCCAGCCTGATACACGCCGCCGTGATGACCGTATTGCGGATCGGCGAACGATACGATCAACCTGAGTTCAGGACTATTGCGCCTTAAAAATTGCACCGCGAGCCTGACTATCCTTGACACGGGGGCATCATGCTTGCCCAACGCTATGCGGGTCAGCTCGCACCCCTCTGCTTGCGTCAGGCCATAGGGCGACATCAGGTTCGATGATGCTCCGCGCGAGAAGATGACAACACCGATGAACTTGTCACACTCCCAGACGCCGATCTTAACTAAAGGCGGCACAGGAACGCTCTTGCTGTAGTGCCAATTCTCGCAGGCATACTTGGCCGCCTCGTGAGTGGCCCAATCGATGCGAAGATCAGCCTTGCCCATGTTCGCGCAGATCCCACTCTTCGCCGCAGTGCGGGCATTTGACCATCTTCGGTGCGAGTTCGTCTAGCTTGCCTTGATCGTCTTCGGTGCCAGGCTCGAAGTTGACATCTGACCCGATGCGCGCGATCTCGTCCGGGTCGAAACCGATCACGTCTAGGTCGAAGCCCATCTCGCGCAGGTCGTCGAACTCAAGCGCAAGCAACTCGTCATCCCACTCGGCGAGTTCCGCGACCTTGTTCACCGAGAGCCGGAACGCCTTGACCTGCGCGTCGGTCATGTCGTCGGCGAGGATGACTGGCACCTCGGCAAGGCCCAGCTTCTTCGCCGCCTTGAGGCGCAGATGCCCATCGACGACGAGGCCGTCGCTCTTGGCTACAATGGGCACGCGGAAGCCGAACTCGCGAATGGCCGCTGCAACGCGATCCACGGCGTGGTCGTTCTTGCGCGGGTTGCGGGCGTATTCGATCAGGCGATCGATCGGCCACGTTTCAAACGCTAGGGGGATGGATGCTGACATCGTAGGCGGCTCCGCGGGGGACGACGTAGAAGATCGGGATCTTGGCATCGATGCTCCATTGTATCTCGTAGGCTACACCTTGACTATCGCGCCAGCCAGGGAGGCAAAGCACATATAGCATGTCGCACTTCTTGAGGACAGTGCGGTTCCACTCGAGCCACGCCATCGCGTTGCCGGGGAGATGGTTACGCTGGCCGACCTCGTGCCAGAGGGCGATCGGGGAGATGGGCATGATGATGCCCTTGCGCCAGAGCCATGCGGCGAAGTCACCGGCAGCGAGCGCGCGGGCGTCCTGCGTCGTTGTGTCCGGGTGGGAGTAGGGCGATGAGATGAAGGCGAGCATCATTCTTCCCCGAACACATCGCGCATGATCTTGCGTGCGCTCTCTGCCGAGCATCTCGGCTCATACGGCTCGGGCGGCCTCGCTTTGCTTTCGAGCGAGTGGATCACCGCGTGGCGCGCGCGCGTCATCCGCTCAAGATCCGGCTCAAGGTCCGCCCATGTCGGGAAGAACTTGTGCGATCGCCTGAGCAGGACATCGTAGAGGATGTCGGCCGGATAGCGTTGCAGCCGAGCGACGTAGGCACCGATGCGAAGCATCTCGGCGAAGTCGTCGTCGTTGCGCTTGGCGGTGATGACCGACAACTCGGCGAGCCAGCCCTCGATCATCTCCTGCGTCGCCGGCGCCAAGGCCTTCCTGAAGTCGTCGCAGACCTTCTTGATCTGCTCCGGATCACCGCGGACGGTGGCGCCCCGGAACACGCTCTGGACCGGCAGCGGCCTGCCCTTGTCATCGCGCGGGAAGCGATGCTCATAGATGATGTCCAAGTCGACGTTGCGCGACGATGCTCGCGAGACTAGTGCCTTTTCGACCTGATAGGGGCTGCGGCTGACCAGCCACTCCACGACCCGCAAATCGCTTTGCGTTACCAAGCCATGTTCGCCATGCGGCGTTCCAGTCTCTGAAGGAACTCCCGCGCGCGAGATGATAGTCTCGGAATCGATCTGCTTCATGGTTGATCTCCTCATGGGTGAAGCCGCGCTCCTCTGCGTCGGCGATGTTCTTCTCGGACGGGCACCATTCATCGGGAAGCGACATCGCTCGCGAGGGCTTCCTCTTCTCTGGTTCATTTCCTTGGTTAATCATTCCAAGGTTAAGGATAGGAAAATTCTGCCGGGGGGGATCGGAAATATTTTCCGGGGGGATAGGAAATATTTTCCGATCAGGCTCGACCAGCTTGAGCGTGTAGCCGTTCGATGTCTTGGAGCCGTTCTCGCGCGTTCGATGCGTCACGACGAGCAGGCCGGCCTCGACTAGCGTATCGATCTGCATCCTCACGGCGCGGTCGGTCATCTCGCACAACTCGGCGAGGCGCTTGTGGCTGGGGAAGCACTCGCCGGTCTCGCCGTTGTGATGATCGGCGATCCAGTAGAGGACGATCTTCGCTGCGGGCTTGAGGCCAGTTTGTCGCATGGCAAGCGCGGTCATGTAGTGACTCATGGCGCCACCTTGCGCGGCAAAAGTCGGTTGTGGTATATCTTCGGCATGTGGCGAATCTCCTCTTCGCTGCTCTGGGCGGGTTGAGCGTTCGCGCGCTCCCCGCCCGTCTTCTTTAACACATCTCGTCGATGCGCGAAAGCCTGTAGACGGTTGTAAAATCGACGCCCAGCGCCTCGGTGATCTCGGGCCGGGTGAAGCCGTCGAGCATCGCCGTGCGGACGTAGTGCCACCGCCCGCGCATGATCTTGTCGCTGCGCCGCCGCGGGTGGCCTCGAAGCGGCACGCCGTAGATCGCCTCGAAGTCCTCGAGCAGCGCCTGGAGATGGGCCTTGCGGCCTGCCTCGTCGGTGGGTATCTTCATCTTGCAAGTCCTCCCTGTTGCACCAACTGCCCTCGGCTTCGGCCGGGGGCTTTTTCATGAGATCGTCCCTCGCAGCGCCCCGATTGCCTGAAGCGCCGCCTGCACGTTGTTCACGACCGCAGCGCGCCCGCGCCATCGCTCGTGCCAGATCACCTGATCCTCGGTCAGCTTCTGCGCCGAGGGCACCTTCGAGCCGTCCTTGACCTCGAGCAAATAGTTGACGCCGCCGTAGCCGACGAGGAGATCAGGGCAGCCCTTGCCGACGGCGTGGAGCAACTCGACGCTGGCGCCGACCGCCCGGAGCGCCTCGACGATGTAGCGTTGATTGGCGTCAACCTTCGCTGCGCGTCTCATGTCTGAGGATCTCCATCGTTACCGCCCGCAGGCTCGCGTCGATCATCGCCGCCCGCTTGCGCTGCCGCAACATCCTCGCGCGGTTGCCAAGATCGATCAGTCGCTCGCGTCGGAAACGCAAGTGCCCAATCTCGCTCAACCTCGCTTCGATGCTCGGAGCAGGCCCAGACGTAGCCGCCTCTGGTTCGCTGCGAAGCTGGCCCCGGCTGCGAGTATCCCCAGCAGCCCGGCCGCTTGCAGACCCGACATGGCCCCACATCACTCGCCCCTCAGATAGTCGGAGAGCGTCAAGATCGTTGAAAGGTAGACGTTTTTCACCTTGCCCGCCTTGATCTGGCCGAGCGTGTTGCGGTTGATCCCGGTCGCCTCGGACACGCGACACAAGTTGCGGTCCTGGAGCCGGGCGCTGATTTCTTCGAGCGTGAGCATGGTCTCTCCTGTGATTTTGTGCTTGCACAGTTGCACAAGCCGCTTTAAGGTGCAAGCACCAAAAACAACGGAGGACGACATGAGCGACCACAAGAACATCTACGCCGCTCTCTGCGCCGCGCAGGCGAACATGGGGCGCGTCACGAAGGGATCGGTGAACCCGGCGTTCAAGAGCCGGTATGCCGATCTGGCCGACGTGGTGTCGGTCGCGGTGCCCGCGCTCAGCGAGCAGGGCATCGCGCTGCATCACAGCATGATCCGCGACGAATACGGCATGACGATGCGGACGACGCTGACGCATGGCGCGACGGAAACGCAGATCCACTGCGACGTGCCGCTGATCGTGTCGAAGAACGACATGCAGGGCATGAAGTCGGCGACGACCTATGCCAAGCGCATCGGCCTTGAGAGCCTCACAG